ATGCTACATGGGGTAATACAAGAACCTCTGCTTCCACAGCACCGTCTATAACCTTTACAAGTGATGGTGTTACCTCTACATTTAAAATACTTAGAGCTGCATTTACTATTTCTTTAGCTTTTGCGTTTCTCTGATCAGCTGCTAATTGTGATGATTTATAAAGTTGTTCTGCTGCGCCAACTCCTTTTGCAGCATATGTTTCAATAGTTTTCAAAATATTAACTGCAGGATTGTTAGGTATTAATTTATCAGCAACTTGAATAATTTCATTTGAAGTATTCAAAGCATTTTTAGCAGTTGCGATTGAAGCAGCAACATTGACACCTTTTGCTACCAATTTAGGTAAAATTACTATAATAGCTACCAATACTACCGTAACCACCAAAAGTAAAAGTAAAAGAGTTAAACCAATAGAACTTGAAATTGTTTTAAACATTAATATTCCTCCTAAAATTTATAATTTGAAATAATTATTTTTTATATCTGCAATTAACATTGTAATTGTTTTTGAACCAACTATTCCATCAACGGTTAATCCCATTGCTTTCTGATATCTTTCTACCGCTATTAAAGTTCTGGACCCAAAATCTCCATCTACTGAAATTCCACCGAATATTACATTTAATATAGCTTGTAAAAGTCTAACTCTTTTGCTATTTTCGCCTAGTTTAATTGGCATTTCGTTCACGCTCCTTACAATATTTGCTGTAGTAATAATGTTATTGCCAGCTAAAAACATTTCTGCTTCTGCTGTTCTTCTCCTTAGTAATCCTTGTACTGTATTCCCACCAGCTTTATCCCACATTTGAAAGTCTGTCGTTATTGTTGGCCTATCTCTTATTCCAGCTATGATATTTCTATATAAGGTAGAGCTCAGGAGCCCTGCTGTGCCGACATTATAAGCCATTGATACTATGGCATCAAATTGATTTTGATTAAGCACTACACGCCTACTAACTAAGTCATTATTTATAACTGATCCATAACTCTTATTAATTAATTCTTTTAACATTGATGAAGCCTGTGGCTCTGAGATACTTGTAATTCCGTTAATCTCTTTCCCTGTCATTCCATATCCTAATGTGGATACTCCGACACAATCTTTATAAATTGTAGAACTAAAACCTTCAAAACTTTTTACAAAATTAATACATTCGTCTGATACGTTCATGCAATCCCTCCTTATTTTCCTGCTGGTAAACCAATTAATGTTGGCGCCCATTTTACCAATACACCCAGTATAAGGTTGCCAAGAATACCTATTCCTATTAAAAATAAACTCCATGTTTGCGCTACTTTAACTTTCCTATCAGCCTTCTTTTCTAGCCGGACTGCTTCATCTTTTACATCTTGTAATTCTTTCAATCTGACTTTTTCTTTTTCAGCTTCTTTTTTTTCTAATACTGCGGCTTTTTCATCTGCAATTCTTTTATTTTCAATTATTTTTTCATCAGCAATTCTTCTATCCTCAATTGCCTTAAATCCAGCTGCCTGTTTATCACTATTTTCCTTATTAATTCTTGCTGTTTCAATTTGATATTCCTTAGTAGATAAAGCTAATGCGATTTGGTTTTCTTTAGCTGTTATTGTTTGCAGTTCCTGCGTTTTTTGCACTTGTTCAGTTACAAACATAGTTTTTTCTTGACTAGTTCTAATGTCGGATATATTTTTCTGCATATCTCTTTCGTTATTTTTTCTATCAGTCATATCTTCTGCTATATGTTTAAATTCATTTTCCATGATACATACATGCACTTCTGCCATAGATCACTCCTCCTACTAAATTTATATTTACGGAGGACATACTGCCTCTTTTATTACATTAAGTAGCCTTCAAGTTTTTGCTCAAAGGCTATGATTTTAGAGCATTCTTGATATTGACATGTACCACCAACCAAGGAATGAAAACATGTAAATCACCACCTTTCAATATTTATATATAACAAAAGACACCCTTTTGAGTGCCTAAATTTGTTATATATAAATTAGAATAGTTGTGTTAATTATTTTGTATATATTTAAAGGTTTTTACATTATTTTGTAGAATATCATCAAAAGGAGATGATATACGTGGATTATAATGACCTTGTAGATATCGAAAGTGAGTTTGTTTCACTTTCTGATTATTTTTTAACTTCAACAGAGGATACATTTACCGCTAACCTACTAAGTTTCAAAGAATTTTGTGATTTAAATAAACCAATTTCTGATATTCTTAAACCAATTTCTCAAAATGCCTTTAATGGTATTGAATACTTTCATCAAAAATCAAGATCAGGATCCAGACACCAACCATGTGAGCAGCCCAAAAATCGCGATGAACTTCTGAAATTCACTTATGATGTTCTTTGGTATGATAAGTTACATGCGAGCAATATATGGGGTTATGCTAGGATGGTTTTAAATCCTGACACCAAAATGATTGATGAATTGCTAATTATAGGTAACAAAGATATATCAACACGACTCATTGATTATATAGACTTACAACTTAATAAATTAATAAATAGGCAAAAGCAAGAGCCCGTTCCAAGTCAGCAAACTTTTAATATTGGGAATGCCCATGGTTCCATAATAGGATCTCAAACAAATGCAACCATTAATAGTGGAATTACATTTGATGAAGCAATAAAAATCATTGAGAGTAAAAACATTGATTCAATCGATAAGCATCAATTAATAGAACTTACCAATTATGTGAAACTTCAAGCTGAAAGTAATGCACCCATGAATAAAGGACTATTGTCCAAATTTAGTGATATTATTTCAAAACATGCTTGGGCTGCTTCTCTTATTGGTAGTACATTAATTAAACACTTTTTAAGTTAGTTTCTTAAAAGAGGATATAGATTACTATCCTCTTTTATTTTTTTAGTTTTAGTAAAAGGGAAAAAGAAAAAAGCTATTGCTTTTTTCTTTTTTTTGGTTTATTGCTCTGAAGCATACTCTGGTACATCATCAAAAATATGTCCATTTTCACAAAGATAACCATGGTATGCTGATTCCGTTGGGATTTTATCTTCTCTACAAGCAACTACCCCGTTAAATCCATATTGCTCTTCCACTTTTTCAGACGCACATACCGGACAAATAATTTTTTTAACCATGTAATCACCTCCTCATAATAAGCGTATATCTAATTACTACTTATGTCATCATAGAAAACAAATCTTTTTTCCAATTAATTGGAGTGTTGTACATTATTATCCTGAGACATTTTTGCCTACTGTTAGTCATTGGTATGACTATGTTTGCACTAATATAGATTAATAGTTACAAATGTGAACTAAAAATAAATATGAAAAAGAGCCCTTTTATGAGCTCTTAAATTTTATTATTCGATGCCTTCTATTGATGATATGTGACTGGTATTTATGCAAATTTTTTCTGAAATCTTAATAAATTTCACTGCAAATTTAGTATAAGTAGTTCCTCGGCCTCCTAATGGTGAAGGGATTTCTCCTGTTTCATAGCATTGATCAATCGCATTTTCTAATGTGCCTTCCGCAATATACTCTTTCCCACTATCCATTACAATTCTAACGTTCACAATATTACCTCCTCTCTTTCCTTTGACTTCTACAAAAAGAGACAAAAACCTCTATATGTCGAACGAAACTTAAAAGACACTCTTTTGAGTGCCTTATTTGTTTCTATTCTTTTTAATTTCCTGTAGGATTTCTTCATCTTCGATAAATTCTTTCATTTTCATTGTCACCCAGGTACTAATCTTAATACCTTTGCTCCCAGCTATTTCACAAAATCTTTCAAAAATCACAGGATCAATACTCATATTCTGACGTCTTACTGCCATAAATAACCATCCCCTTTGGAATGATTATATACTTTATTTTACATTAATAATTCAAAGTGTGACCTTTTATACACTAATACACATTAGTACACATTTTAATCCCAATTTTCAATAAAGGGCAAAATAAAAAACACCTTTTCAAGTGTCTGCCTTGCCCATTTGATTATGCATTTATTACATCTGCTTGTGGTACTTGTGAAGTTGCTAGAATAGTTGCACATTGATCAGAATTTATAAACTTTGGTACGCAAGACATAACCCATTCTTGCGTTACTTTAGCCATTATCCACTGTTTCAAAATATAATTATACATAGTATCGCCTCCCTTACATTATCATAGTCATGATTGCATTAATTGCTTTTTCTGTTGCCTCTATCCTTTCCGTATCTGTTTGAGGTGGTACTACTGGTGGTAGACTAGCTTCATATGCCCTTTGTGCTATTTCATCTGCTGTAAAATCTTCACTTGTAACCTCTCCTGTAGTACAATTAGTTACTAATTTATCTGACATTATTTACACCCCCATAAAGTAAATCTACCACCAATTGCGATAGTTGTAGAACTTGCTTGTAACGAAATTTCATTTATTTCTGATACAATACTATAATATGCAAACCCAGCAAATCCCACAGCGGTATTATTAGAATTCCCAATACCTACAATGCTTACAGTTTTACCATATGTACCAATAGAATTGAATATTGTTATTTCTCCTGATCCAATAGTATCTGCGTATGTAGTCGATGGCAAGGAATTATAAAAAAGAGCAGTATTGTTAGAAGAATTAACTCCTAACTGGCTATAACCCATTTTTAGTGCGTTAGTTGAATTAAGGCTAAGAATTAAATCTTGGTTTGTGGTAGATACACTCTTTGCAGAATATATTAATTTAAACATTTTATACCCTGTTGGAATACTACCAAAATCAAGTAATGCCGTAGGAATTGTTAATATTTGTTCTGCTATTTTAACCCATGCACCATCACTTAAACTAGGTAATTGTGCAAGTGGAACTTTACTATCACTTCCAAGCCCTGCATATCCATTTGCCAAACCTTTATTTGTCTTATCTTCTTTGAGTGCAAATGAGCTCACATTATCTGTCTTATGCGAATCAATAGTTTGATTGGTAATCACCAAATTTTCATTTGTTGCTGCTATTGCATCGGCATTTCCTTTTACTGTTTCTGTGGTTCGTCCGGTGCCTCCAAGTGCATTAATTGCATTAGTTAAATTACCAGCTATGTCACCATCAAGTTGACCTTGTATAGTGGCAAACCATGCGCTAAAATCACTTTCAAATGTTGCTTCATTCGCTATCATTTGACTATTGTATGTTGCAGATTGAGCCGTAAACCAAGCTTGGTATTGATTGAATATTGCCGTAGTATCTGCTTGTATTAGACTATTCACCCAACCACACAGGCTTGTATTCATTCTTAAATCTGTTATATTTGCTTGCGATATACTTGTTGTTCCTGCAGCAACATAAACGTCTGCAATTCCAAGTTCATAGCCATCCGCATCCCTTTGCAAAGTCGGAGCAACTGGGCTACTTGCAAATACCCCTTTTTTGACCACTGCGGTTATTGCTCTACCTACAGTATCCATTCTGAGTACAATTCTATCAATGCGGTTTAAAACTCCATCAGCAACTACTATTGGCAAAATTAAAATACTATCATTCTCATAACAATACCCATTGATCCATCCTTTACCTATACTTATGGTAACTGTCATATCACTATTTGCTAATGCCAATAAGTTAGTACTTGGGATAGGAAATACTCCAGAAGTTACAAGCGAGCTAAAAAAATTAGCAAAATCGCTTACCAAATAATTTCTATCATGATTTACACTATTAAAAAAACTTGATTTTTCCATATCATCACATCCTTTATATTAACGAACAATTTTGGGTACCTGCTTTAATTTATCTAATATTGTGGGAATGTTTGTCCCAAATATTGCTTGAAGTGTGTTTCCTCCAATTTCATATATCTCTTTCACTTCAATTATTTGTGCATCCATTGTTACACCCCATTTTTTCGATTGAGCTGTAACAGTATCTCCAAGATCATAGTCTTTCTCATAAATAAAAGTATTATCTGGAATAAATTGAAACTCAAAAGCCTTTATTTCCTTAAGTACATCAAGTTTTTGAGCTCCCAATGTTAAAAGTTCATTGATATCTGCAACTTGACTACAATCTAAGAATGTTTCAATTCTTTCAAGTCCAGTTGAACTTCCAACTTGTTGAATTAATCTATTTATATCATCACCAGATCCTCCGGCATAACCTAAATTGGCAGTACTCAACAAACTCTGAATTAAATGCTGATTTTTGATATTATCAAAACCAGTAGAAAATATAACCGGTGGTAAAGTATCCTGGTTTACTGAAAGATTTCTACCTACTATAACATCAAATATCCATTTATTATTAATAGTATCAAGAATTACATCCCACCCTACCTGTGCATATTCACCAATCTCATCTAATTTATCAGAAAGTATTTCAAATCGACCTCGCCATGCATCCTGATTACCACGGTTCTGGTCAGTAGCAATTATAACTTGTGGTATTTTCCTGTCTATATTTGTGGGATTTACTACATTGTTATTTACAAATGCTTTTAAAATAGTTTCTATTGATCCACTCTCGCTATCATATCCATCACCTGATATAGACGGTACTATTAGACGTCTTGACATAACACCTTTTAATGTAGGTCCTTTAATAATTAATTCATCATTGCCATTCTCATCAGGTAGATTTTCTCTATACATGATTATTCCAACTTTATTAAAACAACTTCCAAGTATAATTAAATTATTTTTTTGAAGTTTATCTGTATTATTTTTATCCATGTTTACATGAAGTTCAAATTCCCCAACTTTATAAAATCTTCGTGTAAACTGTAAGCTTTCGTAATCATCAATTTCACCCAATAGTTCAAACTGTGGTGATATTACTCTTATAGATACATTCTTCATTTATTACACCCCCACATATTTAGGGGTAAAGTAAATTGCAACTTCTAAATTATCAATACCACTTTCTGCATCATACCTTAGTAGATTATCACCTACGGCTAATTGCAAAAATGTAGTTTGCAAATCTATATAACTAAAAATATTTGTTGATACGCCATTTTTAATTAATTGTACTGACTTATTGCCATAGTGAGTTATTATAACAATTTTATCTCCTGCTTCCAATGTGTTTTTAACCTTTATAAACTCCTGAGTATAAACATTAAGTATGCTTGGATTAACTACAGTTGCTAATGCTGTAAATTCAACTCTCATCCCAATTTCATAATCACCAGGATTATTTATATTTACAATTAAAGAACTTACTCTATGTCCCATTTCGATGCCTTCGGTAGTTATTTCAAGTGGAAACTCAAAATCCCCAACCCATACTGCTATCTCTTCTTTAAACTCCTCAATGTTATACCAATAAGGATCAGAGCAAAACAGTTGAATTAGGAAATCTAGTTTGTTTCCAAATCGTTGCTTTGGAGTTATAGCTTCAGGCGAGCAATTTATCTTATAAGCTCCATCATCATTGGTATAAATCAATGTGCCCGTAAGTTTTGGGTTAAATATATTACAAATTTGTCTCCATTTTTTAAATACATCTTCTGGAGATAAACCCTTTATTGTACCTTCTATATTAAGTACTCCTTCTTCAAGTAAAGTATCCTCTCGTGTCACTCCATCCTGTCCAGGAGCTTTTGTACTAAGTACTGTAGTTTTAGGTGAACCATTGCCCTCTAATTTAGCTAAGATAAAAGGAGGAGAGCTAGATAGCTCGATACTTTGTCCACGATTATTTTCATATACAATATTTTGCAAGATATCCCCTCCTTTAACTAATGTAAGCCAATTTTCTTAAGGTAGAAGTCAATGATGAAGTTTGCTGTGAAGGTGTTTGAGCCACAGGACTAGTTATTGCAATATTATTAACAGTAGTTTTACTGTTATTATTGGCTACACTACTTGTACTACTTAATGATGTATTAGGATATAAGTTTGAACTTGAAACTACTTGTGCATTCGCTGTTTGAACTGAATTTATTGCACTATTCCTTGAAGCAGTTAACTGAGCAGTTATTGAAGCTATTTCACTTTCAATAGAATCTATTGCCGGCTGAAATCCATCTGCAAGCATCTCTCCTAACGTTAACCCAGCTTGTTTATACTGGTCACCATAACTATTTAACAAAGCAACAATATCATTTTGATTATTTTGCATGATCATTGTTTCAGCCTCAGCATTTAAGTTCGCATCTGTAAGTTTATTAGCATAAAATGATTGTAAAATAGTTAATTGATTGTTTAAACTATTATTTTGAGCATTATATACTAATGTTATATTATCTAATTCAGCCTGTTTCAGTATTTCAAGTTGCGCCTTTTGTTTATCAGCATCAGTTTGTATTGCATCTTCTTGTGCTTTCAATGCTACTTTTTTATCAGATACGGATTCACTATTGAGCTCTTTTTGATAGTCAGATTGTTCCTGAGAAAGCTGTTTTACAAGTTGGGCCTTATCATAATCATCATGTGAATATGTGATTTGTGAATTTAAATCGGATATTTTATCAGTATATCCTTTCTGTGTACTTGCTCTATCTTCTGCAACTGTTTGTGCATCTAATGCATCACTTTCAGCCTGTAATGCTGCTATTTGAGCATTACTTGAGTCTACTACATTTTGCTCTTTAGTAGCATAAACATCATTA